TTATATAAAGATATGTTATCTTTTATGCCTGAGGGAATGGGTCCTTTTGGTCGTTTTAGAGCATACTTTGAAATGCTCTCAAATTCAAGGGTGGTTCCCACCACTAACCTACCGATAACCTCGGATGGTAGTTTAATGATTGGGAAGCTCTCGAGAAAGGCTGAGGCAGCAGGGAAATTGCGTATCTTTGCAATGGTCGACATATGGACTCAGTCCATGTTGAAGCCTTTGCACGATATGCTTTTTGATATCCTAAAGACCTTACCGAATGATGCAACCTTTGATCAGACAGCCAGTGTTAAACGGGCTACTGATAAAGCTGCAAAATGAGGTAAATCTTTCGGATATGATCTCTCTGCTGCTACTGATAGACTGCCCATATCTTTACAGATTTCAATTCTTTCTGAATTGATTGGCGATGATAAGTCACGCCTATGAGCAAGGATATTAGTGGATAGAGAGTACTATCTGAAGCTCGAAAGAGGGGAAGATGGTACAGCTTCCATTGGGAAAGACCAGTATGCTGTGTTGAAATACGCAGTTGGTCAACCCATGGGGGCTCTATCTTCATGAGCTATGTTAGCCCTAACGCATCATATGATCGTACAGCTCTCTTATCGGATGGCTTATCCAGCCTCCTCTTGAGAGTGATATGATCAATATGAATTGCTTGGAGATGACATAGTCCTTTTTGATCCAATTGTAGCAAAAACTTATTTAGAGTTGATGAGCGATTACGGAGTTGAGATAAATCTATCCAAATCTGTCATCGCCACCAACCCTAGCTTAGAATTTGCTAAAGTTACGATCTTTAAAGGGAGAAATGTCTCAGCAATACCTTGAAAGATGGTAGTGAGTCAGAGAGACAGGATAGGAAGGATTAATGTCCTAAACTATTTACTGTCCAATAACTCTTATCCATCTATGATAAGGTTTGTCAAAAATATGACCATGCTAAACCCAAAAGAGAAAGGTGATTACGGCTTTGCCCTAATCTCCCTTCTAACTATGTGTTTAACAAAAGGGTCTTTCACAATGAAAGAGCTTCTGAGGACACTAACTAGTGTTAGTGTTTCTCCGAAGACCTCCTATTTGAAAGAGACCCTGGCCAATACGAACATTGGTTATATAGAGTCTCTCCTAGTGAGTATATACACTGGGAAGCCTCTCATATTAACCAAAGCTCCGTTGGTTGACATGGCATTTACACTAGACCACCCTCATCAGAAAATTGCATTAGCAAATGATCTGTTAGAGTGGAAATTCAAAAGCCTTGAGCCTTATCAGCTCAAAGACAAACTAGTGTTTGAGATAATAGACTGATTGCTTCCGGATTTACCTGATGAGGCAAAGATCTTAATGTGGCCTCATGACCGTTTGGTCACTGAGGCTGTTTGGGATCAGCGCCTCTTCCAGAGTATCTATTTCACAGTTGATCATTGGTTGAAAGACCTTGATCAGCTATGGAAAGATATTTATCCGGGTATCGCTACTGATTACAATATCGATAGACTACTATCGCTAACCGAAAAGAGAGATAGCTTACTATCTCTACTTAAGTTAGTCGATAGGGGGAAAGCAAAGAAAGCTGATAATAAGGCAATCTCCTTACCCTTAAAGCCATCTCTGAAAATTCTTCAATTTTTATTGAAGAGCTACAAAGATAGGCCTTTATGGACTTACGATATTGAGCGGATGTCACACTTGAGATGAATGAGAATTTCTAGGCTCTCATTCATCGATAGATAGACATGCTGTTTAATCTAAGGTTATACCATCTAGATGAAAGGG